TTAGAAATAGGACGAGATGGCACTCTTAAAGTTGGTTGAGATATAGGTGTTATTGGAGTTCCAAAAGAGTTCAAAGGAAAATTATTTACATCCTCTAAAAATATCTCTTGAGTACTAGTCATATAAATAGCAGATCCATCTTTATTTATATTCTCTACTATATTATTAAACTTTAGTCCTGGGTTTTCTTGCCTTTGACTATTTAATATTATTGTAATAGGATCTCCATTATTTCCAGAGTTAGACCAGTTGTTGTCTCTTGTTAAAACAGGAACAGTTGATCCAAATCTGATAGATTGGCCAAATCTAGCTTGTAGTATTGTATCACCTTCAAAAGGCTGTAAATTTCTAACTTGCTGGTTCTCTTGGAAAGTATAACCTAACGGAAGAGACGATCCAGATACAGCATTTCCAGAATATCCTTGAATATTAACAGACTGTTTCAAGAAGTTGCTATACTCACTCATGTTTGGAAAAGCGCCATGATTAGCACGATTCCATAAACTGTATGGAGGAAAGTAGAAAAATTGTTGATTAGATACACGATCATTCAGCCTTTCAGTAGGTCCTGCTATAATAAACACTATCTCGTTTACAACAGGATACTGCCTCATAAAGTTAAACATAGGCCAAGCAGGTTCAGATACTTCTCCAGACTTAGATGTACCCAAACTAGAGTACATAAGTTCATATTTGATCTTTCCTATATCAATAGGGCTTCCGTAATCAGGATCACGTTCTTGAGAACTTCCTTTATATGGGCCTAGCACAATAGACTTAACTCGACCAATCTGGAAGAATTGGCCAACTGACTTACCAACTTTGGCATCAAATTTATTACAAAAAATATATCCGTCTGCCATTACGCTTGAGGTAGTTGTTTAGGATCTTTGATCTTAATATTACTTACTTCAGAAAACAACTGCTCGATGTCCTTTTCTGTCAAAATGCCAGAATCTTCAACCCCGTCTTTCTTAGCTTCAGCCGAGGCTTTTTGGAAAAGCTGTAGGAGTTTCATCAAGACTTCGTCGTTCTTTAGGCTAGAATCCATGAATCCTTTCAAAAGAGGCACAATTACAATAGCATCACCAGGAGTCTCGATCATATCAGCAAGTCTCATGATCTCTTGCTTAATGGTAGAGTCTTGGTTTTTATGCTTGTTGTAAACCTCTTCGACTAGATCGGCTATCTTTTTGCCTTTGAATATTTCCTTTTCTAGTTCCATGACTTTTAGAATAAATATTAAAAGTCGTGATTTTCAAGGTAGTTGTCTAGAATGGTCTTGTAGATGGTTTTTAGTTTCTTGATCACTTTGGTGATCGTATTAGACTGAGTGTCAGTCATTTCTTTGACGTAGATGAAGACGGCCTTCTTGTTGAAAATGTCTATATTCTCTCTTTTCTTGAAGATCTCTAGGATTGCATCAGCGACTCTCATCTCCTCAGGTTTCTCGAATAACTCAAAAAGGTTGTCGTCTACATGCTTGATAAAAAGCTCGACTATATCTAGCTTATCTAGCTCTGGTTCTGGCTCTTTCACTAGAATTGAATTGACTAGAGCATTATCGTCGTGTTGTTCTCCAATGTCTGCTTTAGATACTAGTTTCTTGTAGTTCTTTTGGTTGTAGATGATCAAGTATCTTTTGGCAATGGTCCCAAAATAAGAGTAAGCTTTTCCTTTAGACTGATCGTAGAGGTCTAGTTTTTGTAGTAGAAACGAGATCACTTCATACTTTAGATCTTCTATATTATCAACTTCTGTATAGTAGAACTTAAACGTATGAATGATGTTCTCTACTAGCTTATAGAAGCCGTAGTGAATCCTTTCGTTGTATATTTTGTTTCTTTTGGCTTGGTTAGGCGTATTCCTATACTCTATAATAGCTTCTTCTGTCTCTACAGTAAAGTAGTTATTCTTCGTCTTTGGTTTACGTTTTCTAGGCTCACCTTTTTTGGTGAGGAGCACCTCTTCCTCTTTGTCTAAAATATCTACCATCTTATTCTTCTATAAAGTTGTTGATAGAATCCTGCATTTTCTTTACGTTCTCCATAAGACCTAAGAATTCCGGGTCAGACTGCACCCATAACTTAGAATCTATTTGATTGGCACATGTATTGATCTCTTTCATGCATCCTTTAATTCCATCGATAAACAGTTGTTGGTTAACAACCATTGTCTCTAATTTTCTATTCTTTGTATATAGGTTGAAAATAACCCAACCTACTACAGTTGCAATCCATAAAGAGATTGCTATAATCGTTGTTATCATATTATAATTTTTTATTATTCAACACGACTAGCCATCATATCAGCTTGATGTAGAATATGAACTATGTTCGACTTTAGTTCTGTATCTTTGTTATATGTCATGAAGTATGGTTTGTTTCCTTCTTCATATAAACCATCATGAAGCTTAATAGCTAGATATTCATTTTCTGTAACTTCGATTCCTTGTTGCTGAAGGTAGAATAAACTACGATCTGCTATTCTCATATGAGTGACTTTAGAGTTGTACTTATATAAAGCACCTTGCTTCTCAATATGCCACTGTGAATCGTTTGGTACATAAACTGGCTGGTCTTTAGTACCTAATTTACCAAGGTCATGATTAATGGCTGAGAAAACTAACTCTTCTGTTGTATAGTTCTTTTTCTGGCCAAACTTATCCCATACCTTTTCAAACACCAGACTTGCTTCAATAACTCTTACTACATGGTCTACATAACCACCAGGAAAACAGTTATGGTGATCTAACTTAGTAGAAGCCGGGGCCAAAGCCAAAACTTCTTCTAAAGACTTATAAAAGTCAATTAGTTTATCTTTTCTGTCTCCAGTAATATACTTATTAATCAGTTCATAGAACCTATTTAGATTCTGTTGAATCTGTTCAGCAGATAACTCTTTCATAACTTATTATTTTGTTTTTAACTTTCAGACTCACTATTAACTAGTACTTCTATCTCTTGAAGTTTAGCTCTCATTTTTTCTACATGAGCTCTTAATTCATCAATAGATCTTCCTGTTGATAATAGTGCATCTTGGCCATTAAGAAAATTATTTAGTTCAAATACCTTTCTTAGGATTAATTGTTTGTATTTCATTTTGTTAATTTATGATTTAATTATGTATTCCACTAATTGATCTACAGAGTGGACACCTGTTCTTGTAACACCGTCTACTAGTTCTTCTTTTTTACCTACTTTATTATAGTCTTCTGCGAAGTAAACTACTTCTTTTATATTGTTATTTGTATCTAAGAGAATAGCCATAGGATAAGTGTTGACACCTGCCAAACTTTCTGCTTGATCACAAAGATCATCTTGCCCATCACATGGGTATAACTTGAAAGAATTGTGGAAAAAGTCAAGCTTATTTTTCAAAGCCTTGCATCTAAAACAACCTTCCAAAACCAAGAACATTACTTTTTTTACTGCCATTCTTCTGTAAATTCTTTATCTAACTGTTTCATTAATTCCACCCAAAACAATTGTTCATCTTTTTCCATAGTGTCAAATGCAAATGACAAATATATGTATAAGGCTTCTAATTGTTCTTCTGTTATTTTTTCTTCTATTTCCATAAAAGTATTTTTTATATAGGGTATTTTCCTATATAGAAGTTTTACTTTGACGTTGTTTTTCGTTGTCGTTTATATTTAAAAGCCCTAAGCGGAATAAACCGTCGGATCTTGCCGATATTCTTTTAAACCTTCACTTTCAACTATCTTTATATACCTGAAGCATATCTTAGTCTTAGCTCCTGGTAGCCGTTTTTCTGTTTGCCACTCTAAAACTCACTCCTGGAATCTCACCAAGCTATGGTATAGAACTTGACTAACACGGCATTAGTTACAACCAATATACAACATTTATTTGAAACGGAAAAATTTTTTTATAAATATTTTTTTATTTCGTTTTTTTGTCTTATATTAGACTAATGGACAAAGAACTACTCGTTTTAGGTTTACTTGAGAGTGTATTAGGCAAAGCCAAAGGTTCTAAAACAACTATGGACTATGCCTTTTATTGCCCGGTTTGTAAGCATCATAATCCAAAACTGATTGTTAATATTAAGACTGGACAATACAATTGCTGGACGTGTCACCCGCCTACTAAAGGTAAAACACCAGTATCACTCTTAAAAAAGATAGCAGCTCCTACAGAGAAGTTAATTGAAATGAAGAGCTATTTTCAAGGAGACAATACCAAGATTGATACCGTAAAAGCTAATAAAGTAACCCTACCAGAAGAATTCATATCGTTAATTAACCCAGATAAGTCACTAGAAGCGAGACATGCTTTAGCTTACTTAAAGAAAAGGCAGATCTCTGTTCAAGACATACAAAAGTATAATATAGGATATTGTAGTAAAGGAAGATATAGAAACAAAGTGATTGTACCATCTTATAATAAAGACGGTATGATTAATTACTTTATAGCAAGATCATTTGAGCCAGATCCTTTTCAAAAGATTGATGCACCTAGTTGTAATAAGACAGAGTTGATAGGGCTTGAATTCTTTATTAACTGGTCTGTTCCTGTTATTTTATGTGAAGGAATATTCGATGCCATTGCTATTAAACGTAACGCAGTTCCTTTGTTTGGCAAGACTATTCCTAAGTCACTCATGTTGAAATTAGTAGAGTCTGAAGTAAAAACAGTATATTTAGCATTAGACAAAGACGCTTTGAAAGAGGCGTTAGATTATTCACAAACTCTTCTCGATCACGGGAAAGAGGTTTATTTAATAGATTTGGAAGGAAAAGATCCATCGGACATTGGTTTTGTAGACATGACCAAGCTTTTGCATCAAGCGAAGCCACTATCCTTTAGTGATCTCCTTCTAAAGAAAATTCAACTAATATGATTGAACAATCAAAGAACGTCTATAAGGACAAATTCTTAAGACGTATCGTTGAAACAGATCCTGAGCTAAGACAAATCACACTTCATGATTCTAGATACTATCAAAGGTCTCCTGGTGTTTTTTATCCTTCTGTTACAACTATTCTAAGCTTCTTTCCAAAAGGAGCCTTTTTTGAAACATGGTTAAAAGATGTTGGGCATAACTCTGATATTGTTATGAGGCGTGCCGGAGATGAAGGCACTCAAGTCCATGAAGCCATTGAAAGCTTTTTGAAAGGTGAAGAAATAAGATGGATCGAGTCTAATGGTAAAGTCAACTATGCTACTCATGTTTGGAAAATGATTCTTGGCTTCGTAGACTTTTGGACTACTTACAAGCCAACTCTACTCTTGTCTGAAGAGTTTATGTACTCAGATACTTACAAGTATTCTGGCACCTTAGACCTTCTTGTTGATATTAATGGTGAGAAGTGGCTACTAGACATTAAGACTTCTAATAATATCCACGATAGCTACTATCTACAAATGTCGGCCTATACAAAGGCTTATGAAGAAAGATACTTACAGAAAGTAGATCATAACGGTATTATCTGGTTGAAGTCTAGTAAAAGAGGGCCTGATAAAACTGGCAAGAAAATGCAAGGCGCTGGCTGGGAGATCTTAGAAGGAAAGAAGACCGTAGACGAATACTTCCAAATGTTCTTGCATACTTACGAGACCTACAAGATCATGCACCCTGAGACAGATATCGAACTACTTACACTACCGAACACGGTTAAACTAGGTCAGTAAATATTTATTGGTAGTATGATTAAGCTACTAGACTTATTAAAAGAGGCCAAAGGCCAAAAGAAAGCCATTATCATGGCAGGAGGGGCCGGAGCTGGCAAGTCTACATTTTCTAAGCAACTCCAATCTGATCTTAAGAAAGCTGGCTGGACTGACTTAAATGCAGACAAATACGTAGAAGATCCTGACAGTCCTATGTATAATAACCTAGGAGCTGCTGCTTCTAGAATAGACAGAGTAGATCTACCTGCTACACTTCAAAAAGGGCAGAACTTCTTATATGATACCACTGCTAGTAACGTTCAAAGAGTTCAAGCTATCAAAGACGCTGGGTATGATATTATGATGGTCATGGTTTATACTAACCCTATAGTTAGTTTTCTTCGTAACTTCAAGCGTGAGAGAAAAGTTCCTACTGTAGGAGTGCTCTCTAGTTGGAATAATGTATATAAGAATATCGAGACATATAAGAAGATGTTCGGTAACAACTTCCATTTAATCTCTACAGGTACTACTCCTGAAGAAGACAAGATGGTAGCTGACTTCAACAAAGCATTTAAATCTGGCAAGTTAAAAGAGTTCTTTGAAGCGCTTTTATCTTCTGGGCAATTTAAGTCTACATTCAAAAAAGACCCGACTAAGAAGAATACACCAGAAGAGATCCCTAAGTCTAAGGCATTAGTAGACAAGCAAATCGACATACTATCTAATCAGTTTGATCAAATTGAAAAGCAAGTTGAGAAGACTAAAGAAGAAGACATGACTAAGGTAGTTAATGCCGCTAAATCGTTTATCAAGAAATGATCAACCCAGTTAAAA